GACCAGCATTTCGAGTACTCACGTTTCATCGAGGACATCGTTGAAGTTCAGGCTTTGGCATCACTCCGTCGCTTCTACACAGAAGACGCTGGCTATGCTTTGGCTAAGAAAGTTGACGACACACTGTTCCAATTAGGCAAGTCCTTTGGTAACGGCGACGCTTCTGACTGGACACACAGCACCAGCTATTACATCGACGCTTCTACTGGTTTAACTGCTTACGCAGAAGACACTGTAGTTCCTGCTGACGTATTTACTGATGCTGGCTTCCGTTCCTTGATCAAGTTAATGGACGATGCCGATACCCCAATGGATGGTCGTTTCTTTGCAATTCCTCCATCACTCCGTGCAGCTATCATGGGTATTGATCGTTACAACAGCTCTGACTTCGTTGATGGTCGTGGTGTTCAAAACGGTCAGATCGGTACGCTTTATGGTATCGACATCTATGTAACAAGCAACAGCCCAGTTATCGAGACCGATGCTCAAAACACAGCAACCGCTGGTGGCGACATCAAGGCAGCTATTTTGGCTCATAAAGATACAATGGTTCTTGCTGAGCAAATGTCTGTTCGTTCACAGACTCAGTACAAACAAGAGTACTTGTCTACTCTGTACACTGCTGACACCCTCTACGGTGTTAAAGTAGTACGTCCTGAGACTGGTTTTGTATTAGCTGTAAACGCCTAATATAGGCACTCAAGACTCTCCAGCTTCGGCTGGGGAGTTTTCTTTAAGTGCATTCGCTGAGTGTATTTAAACAAATATAGGAGATAGATCTTGGCAATTTATCGTGGAGCAGGTGGTTCAGGCGATGCTACTCAAGACGCTGCAAGTGAAGTACTCTTAGCACTACAAGCTAAAGACGCTGCTATCGCTGCACAAGCTGCTGCAGAGGCAGCACAGGTTGCTGCAGAACTAGCAGAAACTAACGCTGAGACAGCAGAGACCAATGCAGAAACTGCAGAGACTAACGCAGAGACTGCGGAGACTAATGCAGAGACTGCAGAGACTAACGCTGCTGCGTCCGCATCTGCTGCTTCGACATCCGCCACTAATGCTGCTGCATCAGCTTCTACGGCAACCACCCAAGCAACTAACGCAGCTTCTTCAGCGTCTTCAGCAAGCACCTCAGCATCTAACGCAAGTACCTCAGCCTCTGCTGCTTCTACATCTGCAACCAACGCAGCAAATAGTGCAACATCAGCGTCTGGTTCGGCATCTACAGCAACCACTCAAGCAACTAACGCAAGTAACTCAGCAAGCTCTGCATCAACCAGTGCAACCAATGCAGCTAACTCTGCCACTGCTGCTGCTGCGTCTGCTGCATCTATCAATCCTGCAAGCATTGTTATTACAGGCGGTTCAATCAACGGAACAACTATCGGTGCTACTACAGCTAACACAGGCGCATTTACTACATTAGCAGCTAGTGGCACAACTACACTAAGTGGCAATCAAATAATCTCAGTAACAGACAACAGCAATGCTGCTCTGCATATTACTCAGCTTGGTACAGGCAATGCCTTGTTAGTAGAGGATTCAGCAAATCCTGACTCAACACCGTTTGTGATTGACGCTAGTGGCAAAGTAGTTGTAGGTAATACTACTGCTATTGACTACAGTGGTTTTACACCAAATATTCAAGTGAATGCCGCAGGACCTGCACAAATAGGACTTTCTAGATTTTCTGCAAACACAGCACAAAATGCATTTACATTCCTTAAAAGTCGTGGTGCAACAGTAGGTGATTTTACTTCCGTTGCTTCTGGTGATAATTTAGGTTCAATTAACTTTTACGGAGCAGACGGCACAACGGGAATTTTTGCCGCTTCGGTGCTTGCCAATTGTGACGGAACTCCTGGCACTAACGATATGCCGGGTCGCTTAGTATTCTCTACTACTGCTGATGGTGCTTCTAGTCCTACAGAGAGAATGAGGATTGATAGCACAGGCGCTGTGGGTATTGGTACAACATCTTTGGGTTCTGGCTATGGAATGAGAATATCAAAAACGCTGACAGGTGTAAGCAGTGGTATAGGACTACTTAACACAGTAACTGCCAACTCAACTATCACAAATTTATTTGGCTATAACACTTCGTTAAATAGTGCCACCAATAGCGGAACTCCTTACACAATCTCTAGTTTTTTTCACTATAACGCAGCACAAGGAACAATAAACGCAGACTCTACTGTTACAAACCAATTTGGATATACTGCTGCTTCTTCTTTAACAGGTGCAACTAACAATTATGGTTTTTATGGAAACATAGCAAGTGGCACAGATCGTTGGAACTTTTATGCTGCTGGTACTGCTGCTAACTACTTTGCTGGAACTGTTCAAACTGGTTCAACAATCAGCGTTGGTGGTGCTACTCCTTCAACAAGCGGTGCTGGCATCACATTCCCAGCAACCCAATCCGCTTCATCTAACGCTAATACACTAGATGATTATGAGGAAGGTACTTGGACACCAGTAGTTACTGGTTCTTCTACTGCTGGAACTGGAACATACTCTAGTCAAGAAGGCTGTTATACAAAAATTGGCAATATGGTAATTGCACATTGCTTTATAACTTGGTCTGCACATACTGGAACAGGCGATTTTACAATAACTGGTTTGCCTTTCACATCAAATGGTTCTCTTACTGCTCAAGTCGGCTCTATTTATGCAAGTGAATTTAATGCTGGCACAAATGCAACTCAATTAATTGCATATCCAGCAACAGGAAGCACCGCAATTAATTTTAGAGGTTTTGTTAATAATGCACTTAGAACTGTTCCCGCAATGGATAGTGCGGCAAGCGTTGGTGTTACTTTAACTTACAGAGTTTAATTAACTAGGTTGGATTACTTAGTCGGACACTTAAAGGAGATTTAAAATGGCATTAACCAAAGAAGTAGCAGTAGACCAAATCACAGTAACCGAGAACGGCATTGTGCTGTATCGTGAAGCTACACGCATTATGGAAGATGGCAATCAAATTAGCCAAACTTACCATCGTACTAGCCTTGCGCCTGAAGCCGATTTAACTGGCGTACCAGCTAATGTTGCAGCTATTTGCAATGCAGCATGGACACCTGAAGTTATTGCTGCATACAAAGCACAGCAAGAAGCTAACAAGCCTGTTGTCGCTGAAACACCTGCCGTAGAAACAGAAGCACCTGCCGCAGAATAAAGGCAAACCGCCAGCCTTTTTTGGCGGTAATTTGGAGAACGACATGGGCGAAAAACAAGCGAAACCCATTACGATAGATGGCAAAGAGTACGACACGAACACCTTTACAGAGGAACAAGTCATGCTAACAAACCATTGCCTAGACCTTGACAGAAAACTAGCATCAACACAGTTTCAAGCACAGCAGTTGCAAGTAGGTAAAGATGCGTTTTTGAAAATGCTAAAAGAATCTTTAGAGAAAACAGAAACTATTCAATAGGCAAAAAAATGACAGAGGACTCATTCGACATCTACAAATACGGCAAACTGGTAGCACAAGTTGAGTCGATGGAAAAGAAAGTAGATGCTATGGAAGTAGACATAAAAAAGCTCGTAGCAATGGCTGAAAGGTCTAAGGGTAGTTTGTGGGCTATCATGGGAGCTGCCTCGGTATTTGGTGGCTTTGTTACTTGGATTGCTGATTTGGTATTTAGAAAATGAGTAGATCACATTCCGTAGGCAAGGACTTAGTAGCTAATACTAAGACTACTATGTTTACTGTTCCAACTAGGAACATGGCTAAGTGGTTATTACTCTTTGCTACTAATCACAGTTCATCTTCTAAGTGGATCAGTGTTTGGTGGTACGACTCTAGTGAGAACGTTGAGATTGAAGTATTATCAGAGTATGCTGTTACTGCTAAGACCTTCCTCAGAATAGATGGACAGGCTTATATATTATTAGACGAAGGTGATGAGATTCGAGTACAGTCTGAGACAGGTTCAGTAACTACCTGTATTATCACTGTAGAAATAGAGCAACGCAGTTCAGTACAACAGTTTTCATAAGGAGCAATAATGCCACTCGCTAAAGGTAAGTCACAAAAGACAATCAGTAAGAATATCTCTAAGATGGTCAAAGAAGGAAGACCACAGAAGCAAGCAGTCGCAATTGCATTATCAACCGCTAAAGTAGCTAAACCCAAGAAAAGGAAATAATATGCCAAT